TATTTCTCCTACAGATGCCTGTAAAAATTACGTCAAGAGAGTCAAAAAGATCAATGCTAAGTTCTTAGTAGGACATCATTATACACGTTATCTCGGTGACTTGTCTGGTGGTCAAATATTGAAGAATATTGCAAATAAAGCAATGAACCTAAATGGAGAAGGACTTGCTTTTTATGAATTTGAAGGAATACCCAATCCAGGCAACTTTAAAAACAGATATAGAACAGCTTTAGATAATCTCCCTATCACTTGGTCTGATGGCGAACTAATCATCAACGAAGCAAATTACGCTTTCAAGTTAAATATGGATGTTTTTGATGAGATTGGTTCAAGTAGACCATTTCCTTTATTAGCAACCATGAGAGGACTTCTCCAGTTGACATGGGGAGCAATCAGATCTAAAAAATGATTCAAATTATACTAATTAACATTTTATTATATTTGGTATTACGAGTCCAGTTAGTCCGTAAGTTTAAATCCAGCTATACCATCTACTTAAAAGATGGAAAAGGTAATAGGCAAACACTTTCTGACACTGTTGCTTATCTATTAGAAAAGGAGGAGATACACGAAAAACAAATCAAGTATCTTGCTCAAGAAATAGAAAATCAATGGTTGATGATAGAAAAAGTGAAGATGATAACTGGAGCTGACAAATATATAAATGAAAAACCCAACTTATAGTCATGCATGATCAAAATTCAATAGGCAAAGATGAATCTGATGCCTCAAGATACCAAAGAGCACTAGATCTCTTCACAGAATCAGTTTATAAACCAGACCCTGACCTCCGTGGTTGTGCTCATAATCAAAACTGTTTCAATGAACTCATGGAGATCAGAGAACATGTTATAGAGTATCTCAAGACACTTAAAGAAGTTACTCATCACACAAATGCAGATGAGAGCGATGAGATCGAAACTGCAAAATTGATAGAAACAAAGTCTAGATGACCCAACTTGAGAAACAACTTCTGGTAGTTAGAAAGTTAAGAGAATCTTTTCCTTCTGAGTCCAGTGCGTATTTTTACTTATCACCTATGCTAAATAGTAAAGAAATGATACGAAAAAATACAAGATGTGTGTTGAATCCCAGAGAAAAATGGCGAAGAGGTTGATAAAAGTTGCAAAAAGTAATCCGACCCTTTATACTAGAGAAGACGTACTCTACGCCAAACTTATTAAAAAAGCGAACAAAAAACCAAAAAATGAAAATCTTTCTTGATACTGCCGTATACGAAGACATTGAAAAAGCAAATCAATCGGGTCTCATTGACGGTGTGACAACAAATCCATCACTAATACTTAAGAGTGGTGGTGATCCAGTAGAAACAATTAAAAGAATATCTGGAGACTTCCCATTCTTTGAGTCCATATCAGCAGAGGTAGTTGCAGAGGAAGCCATGCAGATGGTGGAACAGGCACAAGCGTTCAAAGACATGCAGAACGTGACTATTAAAGTGCCATTGACAGTAGAAGGACTAAAGGCATGTAAGTTATTATCAACTGATGGATTTACTGTGAACGTAACGCTATGTTTCTCAGTTGCACAGGCAATACTAGCATCAAAGGCAGGAGCTACATATATTTCACCATTTGTAGGAAGAGTTGACGATAATTCATTTGATGGTTTAGAGTTAGTTGGAGACATTGCGAAACTATATAGAGAACATATGTCAAGAACTCAAGTTCTTGCTGCATCACTCAGAAATGTGAAAGATGTTGCAGAATGTTTCTCAGTAGGAGCAGACGTTGTTACTATGCCCCCTGCTATATTTGGTAAGATGTATAATCACATCTTAACTGATAAGGGACTACAATTATTCCAAGACGATTGGAACTCAATTAAGAAAGACTAATGGCACTATCAGAACAAACTTCAGAAAGTCTCAAGAAGGCAGAAGTCCATCTTCGTGACGCACTTGCGTTTGCAGCGAGAGTAGAGAAACCCTATGTGGTAAGAGAACTGGGTGGCATTATTGCACACCTTGACAATATTCAAGGTACGGAAACCTTATTTGATAAGATGACCACCGCTATCGACAGGATAGAGAAGGAACAGGACAAAGATGAATGACTTAAGGTATCGTGATGAACGTATGGCACTACGCCAACAAGCATTTCTTTCTTTAAAACATTACAACACTCTCGAAAATGTCCGCCACCTGTACGAATTCTGCCACCTCTGGGTATCGCAAGGTAAAACCGATACCAGAGGAATCGAAGAAAGTTTTCTTAGATACAGAGAGAACCGTAGCGATCCGTAAAGGTTCTATAGTAAGAGTACCCGAAGTTTTAGGTGGTAAACCACTAGAAGGTCGGGTTCTTTTTGTAGGTGACACTCCAAACAGAGGATTAGATGGCAGAAAGTTATCTACATACTTTACAGTATGCTACAACGAAGAAACACTTGGAGGTCTATTAGTTTTTGACCATGAGTGGCATAAAATAGATGTAATTAGGTATTAAGTATGTACACAGTATACGGAAAAAATGAATGTCCTGCTTGTTTCAAGGTAAAAATGTGTCTTGACTTGCTAGGAAAAGAGTATGAATATAAAGAATTAAATAAAGATTTTACAGTAGAGGAGTTTGAAGAAAAGTTTCCGAACGTTCTTTCTCTACCACAAGTGGTTCTTGATGGCAAAACTTTAGGTAACGCTAATGAAACCTTAAAATACTTGAAAGAACATAGGCTAAACTAATGTCATTTTCGGATATGGACATAAATAAAGGTGTAGAACTTATACTCAAAGGAGATAAAAGAAAGCCTTCTAAACAAACACCTCAAAAGTTCTTTGATATCAAACTATCCTTATTTGGCAGGGAGTTTAGACTATCTCTGGACATCAAAAAGAAAACCAACAATTAGGAGATCGACATGGAAACTACAGTACTTCTTGTCATATTCAGTATACTATGCTTTACATTCTTGATATTAGGTGGTATAATTGGTTGGTTAGCCCAACAGAATAATTACGTCAATATGCATAATCAAGGTGCGATACCTACACACCCTGAGATGTATGATGAAAACGGTAATTTAATTGCCGATGAAATAGTAGCCTTGAGGTTTGAAAACAATGACAACAGCGAAGAAGACGACGAAGACTAGATCTACGTCAACTAGGAAGAAATCTACCACTCGTAGAAAAACCACCGCATCTAAACCAAGAACAGTATCAGTAAAGAAAAAGGAACTGCCACCTAACCCTATGGTTCATGAGCTATTGGAAGCAGTTGATGCTGAGAGAGTTAAAGCAAAGAAGTTAGATATACTCCGCACTCATGGAGAAGATTCATTCAAGATGACTATGATATGGAATTTTGATGAGTCTGTAGTTTCCATGCTACCAGACGGCCCTGTTCCATATCAACCTGTAGAGAGTGATGTTCAAGCAGATAGAGAGAAAGGTCTTCCACAGAGGAGTACTATTCGTAATTCTGCAAGACAGTTCTATCGTTTTGTAAAAGGTGGCGACGATCAACTTAACAAGATTAAGAGAGAGTCAATCTTTATTAATATTCTTGAGACACTGCCACCACCAGAGGCTGAGATTCTTGTTCTTGTAAAAGACAAGGCACTGAATACAAAGTATAACATCACTAAGGAATTAGTGGCGGAAGCTTATCCAGAAATTACATGGGGGAATAGATCCTAATGGTAAAAGTAATTCATGAAAAGTGTGATCCTAAATTAGCAGAAGATAGGAAGTTACCTTATACAGCTTATCTTATTGAGTATGTTGATAAGGAGAACGGAGAAGATAAAGTCTTCTATGATATTACATTATGTCAGAAACAAACAGAGATGTTTGATTATTATTATGACAAATATAAAACAGGACTAAAAGGCTGGAAACAGACAATGGGTATCGTAAATCCTAAGTTATGGAGCCCAGAGTCAGAGAAAAAATCTCCCGCTGGTAAACCATCACAAAGAAAACGTAAATGATTAATCCTATGAGTGTTGTGAAAAATGTAAGAACTTCTTATAGTAGATTCTTACAAAAAAATATCAAGGAAGTAGAAGTGCAGTTCGATAATGAAGACCCTGCATGGAT